ATGGCAGAAATTTCTAAAATAGCTAGGGAGCTTCCTAAATTTAACATAAAGCTTTTAGGGCCGCACTTAATGAAGTCTGAAATGGATTTTTGCATAGAAGGCAAAGACATTAGGTTCGGATTGACTTCCATCAAAGGTATCGCTGAAAAATCTATAAAAAAACTTCAGTCTTTTAAAGATCAATATTCTAATAAGTTTGAGGTATTTCAAGGCGCTAACGAAGCTGGGATTGGAGTAGGTATATTATCTGCACTAATACAAGCGGGCTCATTAGATGGAGTTTTTAATAAGCCTCGTAGCTATATGGTAGCGGAGGCTCAGTTATGGAATCTTCTGACTCAACGCGAAAAGACTCGCGCTTTTGAAGTCGGCAATCAAAAAGAGTTTGATTTAAGGGCTGTGGTCAAAATGATGACCGAAGAAATAAAAGATGAGAAAGGCAAGCCTGTGATAAAAGAGTCTCGTTACGGAACCATAAAAAAACATTTTTTACCTTATCGTGATATTTATAATAAAAATAAAGCTAATGAGGATTTTGCAAACTGGTATTACGAAAACGCTTTACTTGGATATACTCACGGAAAAAACTTAAAACAAGTACATCGAGATTATTCTCATCTAGATAGCGTTGAAGATAGCTTAAATAAAGACCAAAGGTCACCAGTCAACTTCATAGGAACAGTAGAAGAAGCCTTTAGCCCGACTAAAAGCAAAAAGGGAACCCCT